CTCGTTATGCAAAGAAGATGGTTCGTCCTGATATGTATGGCTTGGTTATCATTCGCGGCTTGCTTGGTGAGTCTGGTTCCTAATCCGAATCCTTACTTGCTATTGATAAAACCCCCACCAACAGGTGGGGGTTTTCTTTTTATTAATTTGTATACTATTTATAACATGTATTCATATAATAAGGAGAAAATGCAATGAACCCAAGAAGAAGATTATGGCTGAAAAGTAGAGGAAAAAAAACGACGGTAGAAACTGCTGTTGTTCCTACTCCTCCTGTCGCGACACCTGTCCCCCCTGTTACAACACCTAAGACTACGAGTACCGTTGAACCTGCTGCTCCTAAAAAAGTGGTAAAAAAAGCTGCTCCCGTCCAAAAGCCTCTTAAGAAAGAGAAGAAGAAAAGTTCTAAGAAGTAATTTCTTTTCACTTATTGAAACAGCCCCTAGGATGTCTAGGGGTTTTGTTTTATGAACTACTATTTATTTAATGAACGTTCAAGGAACCTTTAATAATGCCCACTGATTTATCTCCCAGGTCTACGCAGAGTGCCGTAATCTTAACATCTACGGGCTCTGCTGCTCTCGTAGCCGCAGCTGTTCCTTTTGGGATTTATACCGGCTCTAGTGATTTTTTGAGCGGAGCCGCTCTGCAAGTAAACTATGTTTATAAAAAACTAGGAGGGGATGTAGTTGATATTGAGCTAACCCCTGCTAATGTTTATGCAGCTTATGAAGAAGCTGTGTTGGAATATTCATATATTTTCAATCTTCATCATGGAAAAAACACGCTCTCTAGTGTTCTTGGTGCAACCACTGGAACCTTTGATCACAAAGGGGACAGATTGACGGGCCCCACTGGGGTGAATTTAAAGTTTCCTCGTTATCAATTTACATATGCGATGACAGTTGGTGATGGATTGGCTGCAGCAGCAGGCTTTGGAGGAACTATTCCAGAGTACTCTGCTTCATTCAAGCCTAGAACTAATGTGCAGGATTATAATATTCAGAACATCATTTCAAGTTCTTCAGCATCCGGAGTGGATGATGGAGGCAGTGCAGTGGCGTATGCCGGAAAAGTTGAAGACAACCGGGTGTTCATCACAAAAGTTTTTTATAAGTCTCCACGGGCTATGTGGCGCTTCTATGGGTATTATGGAGGTATAGGAGTGGTAGGCAATTATTCCACCTATGGACAATTTGCCGATGATGCCACATTTGAAATTATTCCCACTTGGCAAAATAAACTACAAGCCATTATGTACGAGGATTCTATAGTAACCCGAACTTCTAATTATTCCTATGAATTAATAAATAATAAATTGAGGCTGTTTCCTAATCCAAGCGATTGGGCTTTTAAAGACGCAGATAGGATATGGGTTAAATTTTATATTAAGACTGATGCATGGGAAGAAGATGATAACTATAAAACAGGCAGAGAAGGTGTAAATAATGTTAACACCATTCCTTTAGACAATATTCCCTATACTAATATTAATGCAATAGGCAAACAGTGGATTCGAAAATATGCCCTGGCAGTATGTAAAGAAATGTTAGGACAAATTAGGGGTAAATTTACAACGATTCCCATTCCCGGAGAAAGTGTAACTTTGAATCATTCGGAATTGCTAGCCCAAGCGAAAGAAGAGCAAACAACACTTAGGGATAAATTAATGGAAATGTTGAAAGAAATGGAATATGCAGAATTGGCGAAGAGAGATGCAGAGATCACCGATGCCACTACCAATACTTTAAAGAACTCGCCATTACCAATTTTTGTAGGATAAGTAGAGTATGTCTAATGAATGGAAACGCCCAGCACAGCCGCCCCCTCCGCTTTTTCTAGGTAAAAAAGAAAGAGATCTTGTCAAACAAGTTAATGACGAGCTTATCGAAAAGGTAATCGGTCAACAACTTCTTTATTATTCTATTGATTTAGAAACTACAGATTTTCATGAATTATATGGCGAAGCGATTGTTAAAACTTATTTGCCTCCCGTCCGTGTATACGCCCTTATTGAATTTACCGAGTTTTCTACTCAATATATGGAAGACGGTGGCGTTGACAAAACTTGGGAAATTAATGTACATTTTCATAAAAGACGATTAGAAGAAGATCAGAATATGTATGTAAGAGAAGGGGACTTTGTACTTTATAATGATTATTATTATGAGATTGTAAAACTTACTGAGCCCAAATTATTGTTTGGACAAGCAAACAGGGAATTTGAAATTTCGGCACTATGTAAGAGAGCACGTAAGGGATTGTTCGATGCTACCTGATAACTTTGATTTTGCCCAACTGCCTCCCGGAACTTATAACTTGCGGGAAATAGGGATGCTGGAGTCTACTATTGAGACGATAGATATGGCATTGGTGTCCTGGGTAAAGAAAGATTTAAATTTGAGCGCTCGATCCAATGAAGGCTTTAAGGAGGTGCCGGTTTTATGGCAAGCTCCAGAAAGGGCGTATCAAGTGAAACACAATAAAGATTTAAGAGACGATGCTGGAGCACTTAAGCTTCCTTTAATTTCCGTAAACAGAACGGGCATTACTAAAGATCCCGCAAAAAAAGGCGCCTTTCAAGCCAATTATTATTCTAAAAACCGTAATGGGAGAGCAGGACGCTGGGTTATTGCTAAACGGATTGTGGAAGACAAAACTCGAAACTATGCAGTGGTGGGAAATACCCGCAATGAGAACTTTACTTCCGGAACTGATCAAAGATATTACCCTCGTGTAAACAAAAAGATTGTTATTCAGAGTTTGTCTATTCCTATTCCGGTATATGTTAATGTAGAGTACAAGATTTTTATTAAAACGGAATATCAACAACAAATGAACGATCTCTTAGCTCCGTTTTTAGCACGCACTGGTCAAATTAATGCTTTTGTAATGAAGCGAAACGGCCATTTATATGAAGCATTCATTGATCAAGGGTTTTCTCACAATAACAACGTGAACAATCTTGGGGAAGATATGAGGATGTTCAATTCCGAGATTACAATTAGAGTATTGGGATATTTAATTGGCGAAGGCGAAAATGATGATAGGCCTATCGTGAGAATAGATGAAAATACAGTGGAATTAACGTTTCCTTCCGAAGGCCCAGTTCCTGAAGGTAATCCCGACTTTTTTCTTCCATAAAGAAAGCGTTTTGAGATCAAAAATACTATTTAATTAATGATTGCACTATCATTTACATGATTTTAATAATGAGGAACCCACAATATGTCAGTTAAAAGTTTTAAGTTTGTATCTCCTGGGGTGTTTATCAATGAGATTGATAACTCCTTTATTCCAAAGTCTGCCGATACTATCGGCCCCGTCGTTGTCGGGCGCGCATCTCGCGGCTTAGGCATGAAGCCTGTTAAGGTAGAATCTTATTCTGATTTCGTTACAATGTTTGGCGAAACAGTTCCTGGGAATGCCGGCGGTGATATTTCACGCTATGGTAATTACCAGTCTCCAATGTATGGAACGTATGCCGCTAAGGCTTTTTTGAGAGCAAATGTAGCACCTTTGACATATGTACGTTTATTGGGAACTCAAAACACCGATGCCACAACTGCTGGATATGCAGGCTGGGAGACGGAAAAAGATCCTGCCTCCACCATTGCTGAAAACGGAGGAGCTTATGGGCTCTTTATGTTCCCAAGTGCATCCGTGGTTTCTACTTCTTCAGTGGGCACTGGCTCATTAGCTGCCATTTGGTACCTTGATCAGTCTGCCTCCATTCAATTAAGTGGAACAATTTACAACAAAGCTGAAGGCGCCGGCACTGCTGATAATCGTACTGCGGGTATAGCTAAAGTATTATCGACTGATGCAAACAACCTTTTTACAGTAATACTCTCCAGTTCGGCTGCAGGTTCTGAACAGAAGATTAAATTCGGTTGGGACGACTCTGCTGAAACTTTCATTCGCGAACGTTTTAATACTAACCCTCAGCTAGTGTCAACGGCAGGGGCTTTTTACCCCAGTTCTGCACAGCAGCGTTATTGGCTTGGCGCTACTTTCGAGCAAGAAGTACGAGATAGAAGCATGGTAGGTGCAGCAGCATATGGTGTTATTCTTCCCATCGCTCAACATACGACTGCCACCAAGGGCCCACATGCCCTGAGACAGTCAACTCGCGAAGCTGTTGCTGGATGGTTTATTGGACAAGATTTGAGTGGCGTTACTGGAAGCTATGCTCCCGCTGCCATGCAAAAACTATTCCGTCTGAAGGGAAGAGGACACGGTCAATGGCTTGATCGAAATGTTAAAGTTAGCATTGAAAAGCTCAGAGCATCGACAACTACTCTTAATAACTATGGAACGTTCTCGGTAGTTCTTCGCGACTTAAACGATAGTGACAACAAACAAGTTGTTTTGGAGCGTTTTGATAACTTGACTTTAGATCCTACGAGCCCTAACTATGTTGCGCGCAAGATCGGAGACAAATATGAGGAATGGAGTTCGACTGAACGCCGATTGAAAGAATACGGCGATTATGATAACAAGTCTAAATTTGTCTACGTGTCGATGAACGATACAGTTGATGCCGGCGGAACTGACGAAGCTCTGTTGCCGTTTGGCTACTTTGGACCTCCTAAATATAATGATGCAACCCGAGTCACGGGCAGTTTCTCCGATACGGTGATTAACAATACCTTCATTTTCTCAGGTTCTAACCTCTTAAACGCCAACATGAACGCGATTTTAAGTGGAAACTACCAAGGTGATGGCGGTGCCGGTTTCCTAACAGGATCGCTAACAGGATCGTTGAAGTTCCCACATGTTCGTTTGCGCGCATCTGCCTCCGATGGCGGATTAAGCGATCCAACACGAGCATGTTTTGGTATGCAGACTACCCGAGAAGCAAACGGAACTACAGCCGATGCTAGCGTAGCTGATTACCATAAACTACTTTTTGCTGATTTCCCGGATGATCCTACGACATATGGTTCGCAGGCACCTACTCAGCTTTCCGGCGCTCTCGCATGGGGGTATATCTTCTCGATGGATGACATTGGAACATCTTCAGCGAACGTATACCATTATGTCTCAGGCGCCCGCAAGGCAGGTACTAGCGTGGGAAGTTATACTACTCTTTTGAATGCAGGATATGATAGTTTCACTGCCCCCTTCTGGGGAGCATATGACGGTTTTGATATCAAGCTGCCGGATCCTCTATATAATGGCGGAATGACTGCGGGAACGAGTACTGAGCTTAATAGTGCTCCATACAACACCTACAAGCAAGCTCTTGATAGTGTTGCGGATCCTGAAGCAGTAGATATGAACTTGCTCGTTACTCCGGGTCTAACGTTTGATGCACTGACTGCGCATATGGTTAATGTATGTGAAGAGCGTGCAGATTCCTTGGCTCTGATTGATTTGGCAAATGTTTACATCCCATCTTCAGAGGCATATTATTCTGATAAATCATCTAGAATTGGGACAACCCCCACCAATGCATCTACTGCTCTTCGCGACAGGCGTATAGATTCCAGTTACGGCTGTACTTTCTATCCATGGGTACAAACCCGTGATGAAGCTACTGGCCGACTATTGTGGGTTCCGCCCAGTGTCGCTATGATGGGTGTTCTTGCCTCTTCTGAGGCTAAAACCGAAATTTGGTTTGCACCTGCAGGATTTAATCGTGGTGGTTTGAGTGAGGGCGCCGCTGGCATCCCCGTCACCGGTGTGACTGAGAAGCTGACATCTAAACAAAGAGATACGCTTTACGAGTCTAACATCAACCCCATTGCCTCCTTCCCCTCCACAGGAATAGTTGTCTTCGGACAAAAAACACTACAAGAGCGTCAATCTGCTCTTGACAGAATTAATGTAAGACGATTGGTTATCTACTTGAAGAAGCAGATTTCGATTCTGGCAACACAGATTCTGTTTGAACAGAACGTTCAGGCTACGTGGAATCGGTTCAAGTCACTTGTTGAGCCGTTCCTTGCGAATGTTAAAACCCGATTTGGTATAACGGACTATAAGTTGATTCTAGATGAATCTACTACGACTCCCGACTTAATTGATCAAAACATTCTGTACGCCAAAATTATGATTAAACCGGCACGTGCTATCGAATTCATCGCAATTGACTTCGTGGTTATGTCAACCGGCGCATCATTTGAAGATTAAAAAGGATGGGGGATTTTTCCCCCACCACACTAATTAAAAATAGATTATAGGAGTCCCTAAAAAATGGCATTTTGGTCAACCAACTTTGGTGAAGATACAACCCTTAAAGATCCAAAAAGAAAGTTTCGATTTACAGTAGAATTTCAAGGAATTCAGGCAGCACAGGGTGGTGCAATATTATGGTATGCAAAAACTGCAGCCAAGCCTAGTTTCCAGGTGGCAGAGGCAACTCATAAGTTCCTCAACCATACCTTTTATTATCCAGGTTCAGTAACATGGCAAGATATCTCTATAACGCTGGTAGATCCAGTCGATCCAGATATGGCTGCAACTCTTTCTGACATTGTGGTACAATCAGGATATACTCCACCAACGGATGCTAATTCGTTATCTACGATGTCTAAGGCTAAGGCCGCTGGTGCTTTAGGGACAGTTATTATTACTCAAATCGATTCAGATGGAAAGCCGCTTGAAACATGGACTCTTTGGAATTCCTGGATTAAAGAAGTTAAGTATGGCGATCTAGGATATGATGGCGATGATCTTACCGAAATGACGGTAGCTCTTAAATATGACTGGGCACGCGTAGAAACAGCTGGTCCCTCCGTCGCAGTTGCTGGCGCTGGTGGAACAGAATTCTTTAACGTTTAAAGATTGATAAAACAAGAGGTGTAAATTGTCAAGAAATAAAGGACGCTCAGGGGGCGCCCAACAACCGGACACAAGTCCACCACCACAAGTACTACAAGGGGAGCCTAGCGGTTTCTCCTTTGTTGTTCCTACAGAATTTGTGGAACTACCTTCAGGGGGTGAGCTATATCCGGAAGGGCATCCGCTCCATGGCGAGAGTACGATTGAGATACGTCAGATGACGGCGAAAGAAGAGGACTTGCTTACGTCCAGAACCCTCCTTAAAAAAGGTGTAGCCCTGGACAGGGTGTTAGCTAATTTGATCGTAGACAAGCGCATTGACGGCGATTCTCTGTTGGTAGGAGATCGCAATGCGATCATCATTGCTATGAGAGTATCGGGATATGGTAATGATTATAATACTAAGGTAACATGTCCAGCCTGTAATGAGACTCAAGAATTTAATTTTGATTTGAACGAGGCTAATATCTACCACGGAGAGACAGAGAAAGAAGGTTGGGACATTACAGATAATGGAAATGGAACATTTGATCTTGTGCTTCCGAAGACACAGGTAACCGTAACCTTTAGGCTCTTAACGGGCAAAGATGAAAAAGCTCTATTCAGTGGAATGGAACAAGATCGTAAGCGCAAGACTTATGAGCAGACTGTGACGCGTCAATTGGTAAATACAGTTGTGGCAGTCAATGGAGACAATTCTCCAGAAGCAATTAATTATTTGATTAATAATATTCCTTCATTAGATTCGAGGCATATTAGGCTTGCTTATCGCTTTGTGGCACCCAATGTTGATTTGACTCAACACTTTGAGTGCGGCGAGTGTGACTATGCGCAAGATATGGAGGTTCCGCTCAGCGCGGACTTTTTTTGGCCTGACCGGTGAGTATATGGAGAGCGTGTATGAACAGTTCTTCTTCATGAAATATTCAGGAGGATGGAGCTTTTCAGAGGCTTATAATTTACCGGTTGGCTTGAGGAAGTGGTTTGTAGAAAGATTGATTAAACAGCTACAAGCAGAGAAAGAGGCAATTGAAAGCGCATCAGGCGGCAGTGCAGGCAGTAAAGCTCAAACATTAACGTCACGTAACCAGCCACAAATGCCCCCACAACTAGCGAATAGAAGGAGACAGGGTTAGACCTGTCTTTTTTTGTAGCAAACTATTTACCTTAGTAACAATATAAGAGGATTTTATTGTGGCTAAAACCCCAAACCAGATACAAGCAGAACTTAATAAGCTTCTGGAAGAAAACAAAAGTATTACAACTGAGATAGCTGCACTTACCGGTGAAGAGCTAACGAAACAAATTAGCATAAATGCTAGCAATGAAGAGCTTCTTGTACCGCTCAAAAAGCAGTTAGAACTTCGCCAGCAAATCGCTGACAAGTTGAAAGAGGAACTTCAAACCGCCCAGCAACAGGCGACACAGGCAGCTGCGATCTACAAAGATCAAGAGGAAGCTCATCGTGCTCGCCTCGACGCTTTTGCTGCAGAAAAACGACACTTGGAGTCCCTTCACGAGCTTGGCGAATTAGATGCCAAGCAATTACGTGAAGCGTTAGAACTGCTAGATAAGAAAAAGAAGAAATTAGAAGAAATTGTAAGCGTTGCCAAAGCGCTGGGTGAAGAGTTGGAAGGCGCCTTTGGTATGGACTATAGTGTTAATTTTGTTGGCACTATGAACAAAATAGGAACAGCCCTAAGCACTACAGAAGGCGCTGCCATGCTCTTCCAAAAAGCAATGGTAGGCATTGCCACCGCTGCTATAAATAATATGGTTGGACTGGTCAAGGCGCTATATGATGCAGAGAATGAGTTTCGAAAAGCAACAGGCGCCTCAGTTGAGTTTGCTAGTAGTCTGCGAGATGTCTATGAAACTACAAGAATAGCCGGCGCAACGATAGAAGACGCTTCAGCCGCAATGACATCGTTGCATGGCACATATACCGATTTCACAATGCAAAGTAAAGCTACACGCGAAGAGCTAGCGGAAACCGCAGTTGTTCTCGGTAGATTGGGCGTCGGACACGAAGAGTTTGCCAAAGGCGTACAGATGTCTACGAAGGCTTTTGGTGTATCTGCAGGAATGGCTGACAATACTATGCGCGAACTGGTGGCGCATGCTAAAGATTTAGGAGTAGCTCCTCAGAGGATGATGCAAGATTTTGCAGGCGCCGGCAACACTCTCGCTAAGTTTGGAGATCAGGGCGTAAAAGCATTTAAAGATATGCAGTACGCCGCAAAGATCACTGGTATGGAAATGGACAAGATCCTAGGCATTGCGAATAAGTTTGACACATTTGAAGATGCAGCAGGCATGGCAGGCAAGCTGAACGCAGCGCTGGGTGGCAACTTTGTTAATGCTATGGACATGATGATGGAAACGGATCCTGCCGAAAGATTCAACATGGTTCGCGACTCTATTCTAGATGCTGGTTTAAGCTTCGATGAGATGAGTTATTACCAGAAACAATTTTATACAGAATCCCTAGGACTTTCTGATGTTGGCGATCTGGCGATGATGCTTTCAGGAAACATGGATGGCTTAACGGGAGCACTTGGAAAGAATAGCGATGCTTTAGTTGCGCAAAAGAAAAACGCTGCAGCCGTTCAAAAGCTTTCAGAACAATGGAATGCTGTCTTAGCGGAATCGGTTGTTATAATAGAGCCTCTTATTGATTTGCTGAGAGGTTTTATGGGCTTTCTTATAGAATATAGTGAAATAGTTGCAGCGCTTATAGTGGGTTCCATGGCATATATAGCTGTAATGAAGGTTCAATCTATATGGACAGCAACCTTGGCTTTGGCTCAAGGCTCTTTGGCTACGGCAACTTGGATGACTGCTGTTAAAATGGGGCTTTTTGCTTTAGCTGTTACCGCTGCTTATTTTGTGCTATTCAAGAAAAAGTCTTCTCCTACATTTTTTGTGGGTATTGGATTGTTAGCGGGATCGTTCAAGGCTCTCGGCACGGCGCTAAAAGGGGCGGCTAAACCTATGTTGGCAATTGGTGCAGCCGCACTCATGGTAGGTGGTGGCATCGCAATTGCCGCTTTAGGCTTGGCAGAGCTAGTTAAAGCTTTCCAAGGTTTAGGTGTTTGGGCAATCCCCGCAGCAATAGCCGTAGGTGTCTTTACAGTGGCATTTATGGGAATGATGGTAGCGATAGTTGCGCTCGTAGCTGGGCCCCAGGCTGTTGTGGTTGCTGGCGCTGTCGGTGTCTTGCTGGCAGTTGGTGGTGCTGCCCTGATGATGGGTGGCGGTTTAGCATTAGCAGCATTAGGACTAGCACAATTGGTTAAATCTTTTGCTGCTTTGTTTGAAGTAATGCCTATAGTTGATTTTATGTTGTTTGTTGCTACCTTGGGAGCTTTTGGTTATGTTATGATAGCTCTCGGCGCCGCTGCACCCTTTGCGGCATTAGGATTGGGTGTTCTCGGCACAGCAATGTTGTATCTAGGATTAGGGCTAATGATTATGCAACCGCTGTTAGAAACTTTGGCTGAGTTTATGGGAAGTATTTCAAATCTAGTAGAATCTTCGTCAGAATTGGTTATAGTTGCAGAACAATTTGAGCGTATTTCAGCAGCAGTAAAAAGCATCCCAGACAATAAAGCAGTCAGCATGTCAGTATTGATGGCAACTGCTGCACGAGCGGCAATGACTGCCGCACCCACTGCTGCAGCCGCAGCCACCGGCGCCCAAGCTTTTGCAGCCACCACTCCCGCCACTTCTTCAAAGCCGGACCGACCCTATGAAGTGACAATTAACTTTGAAATTGACGGTGATAAAATTTGTGACAAGGTAGTTAAATGTACGGGCGGCGAATGCCGTGATGCCCTTCTGGGTACCTAAGACAAGGAAT